GCTACCCTTTAGGGTAGCCACCGGGGCTTCGTCTCCGGTGAAAGAGCATCCACTACTGCTATAGTCCATCTCGACAGGGATACACAGTGTACCCGACTGAATATATGGTTGCTATACAGTAATACAACAACTATAACTGCACATAGGAGCTAAACCATGGGTGAGACCAAAACCTCTCAGAGGGTTTGGCGCGTCTTCAAGCAGGACATCCGCGGCCAGACTTACAACGCTTTACGCGATGAAAGACTGGTCACTGATGCCTCTTTTAGAGGCGACCTCACTCAAAGGACTACTTCTTATAGAAGTAACCGCCGCGATGGTGAGACCGTCGACTCCCTTTTGCAGGAAGCCGAAAACGCGTCTCGTAAGGCTAGAGGAGATTCAGGTCATCCGTTCGATACATGGAAACGGGACATGAAAATCTACTATCCGAACTGGAACCAGTTTGCTCGCACCCCTTCGGGTGATACTATCGAGCTCCATGGCGCTTGGGCCCACGTTGATTACGGCGTGGACCTCTACAGCAGCCAGAAGGCATTCGATACAGCTCTTGACCTATATGCTCCTGTTCCCGTTCAACGGGATATTGAGTATTATGGATCGAAAGCTATCGAGCTTACTATCCCAACCAAACCCGCAGCCAATCTGTCACTTGCGCTAGGGGAACTCCTTTCCGGAGTCCCTGTTGCACCGCTCAAGGTCGGCGAGAGCCTTGCTCTGAAAAACTCTAAGAATCTAGTCCAGGCCTCTGGCCAGGACTATCTTTCTATTGTTTTTGGCATTGCTCCCACCGTCCGTGATGTGCAAGATATCTGTAAGGCGATTTTCAGCTCTGCTGATATCGTTCGACAGTATCTGCGTGACAGCGGCAACGTCGTTAGACGTGGCAGGTCCTTTCCCGTAGTCACAGACACTAAGTCTGTCAAAGCCAGCTTCTGGACTGCCGGCAAAGCTCGTTCTCGAGATTTTGACCGGTTTGTCCGTGATGCTGGCGGGACTGCATGGCAGCCTGACTACGAGGGCACAACCACTACCCGTCGTACTGACAGGTACTGGTTCGCAGGTGCGTACGAATATTATCTTGACCCAGGGAGCGATCTCTGGACCAAGGTGTTCGCCGCAGAGCAGCTTGCTAACAAGCTGATCGGAACTCGCCTTACGGTGAGTAACCTCTACGAACTCATGCCCTTTAGCTGGTTGTTGGACTGGTTCGTTAACATTGGCACTATTGTGTCCAACGCTAACGCTCTCCAATCCGACGACCTGGTGCTTCGCTATGGCTATCTCATGAACCATTCGGTTCATGAAACCATTCATGAAGTTCCAGCCTGGGGGATTTCTTCCTCCACACTGGCGCCTCACCGTACCCTCTTCCGTTCAGAACGGAAGAGTCGGACACGGGCGAACCCCTATGGATTCGCTAAGTCTCCGAACTCTTTTTCGGGACAACAGTGGGCGATCCTCGCTGCGCTCGGTATGACCAAAGCGCCGCGACGACTCTTCGACTAGCAGTTAAGTCGTTTTGTCAAACGGTGATTAACTTCGCCAATAATTAAATATCAACTCAATATAGTTAACTAAATAACTATTAACGAAAAGGAATCCCCGCTATGGCTCTTTCTGATCCTCAGTCCGTTACTGTTGGTACTGCCCAGACGCTTCCGCGTACTGGCAGCCAGGGTTCGTCCTCGACCTATCAGGTCTCGGACGGCTCTCTGGCGCTCACGGTCTCGCACGCTCCCACTTCTGGGGGCAAGCGAGTTCGCCGTGTAGCCCGTATCAACCACTCGAAGATCGCGCCTGATGTGCTGACGAACGGTAACACTCGTTACTCGTCGTCCGTCTACATCGTTGCCGATGTGCCCGCCAACGGTTACACCGTTGCCGAGCAGAAGCAGCTGATCGATGGTCTCACGACCTGGTTCACTGCTTCTACGGGTGCTAACGCCACCAAGTTCCTTGGTGGTGAGAGTTGATCGACTCCGACTTTGTCCTTATGGGCATTGTCGTCGTCGCTATCATTCTCGGAGGGAATTACGTAATTCACGGTAATTCCTCTGGGCGCCGTCCTCGTCACTGACAGGACGGCACCCACGGATCAGATTCCACGGCTAAGGAATTTCTAACTCTATAAGGAGCAGAAATTGAAAAGCCTGACGGATCTCTTTCGTGTAGTCATCCATCAAATGGGTGACTGGTGTCATACGAGCCCCACTAAGGACATAAACACTGTCCTTAGTCGTGTCGAAAGCGAAGGTATTTCGTTTTTAACGATTACCCTACCTAACTTTGGCAAAGACTTCGAAAAAAGTCTCGACCAAGGTTTCGTAACTCACGACCAGTTTAAAGGCTTTGCCTTTACTGGCGGTCTCCCCCGTTTATTCGGAGGTTTCCTTGAGCTCGTTTTCGATCGCGCAAGCGGTGTTCTAAGAGATGACTATTCCATCGATGCAATTGTTGCCGTGCGTCAGTTAACACTGATGTTCGGCAAGGTTGCCCTCGAGTGCGCTCCTCAGCGCACTCAGGCAGCTATCGATGGCTATCTCTCTTGTGAGTTGGAAGTTAAGAGTAGTGACAAGAGTCAGGACGATAGCTTCTTTGAAGCCTTCGACCGGATCTCTACACTACTTTGGGCTAACCCCTTCTCCGAAATTGATGGAAACATCTATAACGGTGAAGTGGTTCCCAAACATGGACCTGGGGCCACTGCTGATAAACTTAAGGGAAACCGAAAGTTTGATCAGATCGAGTGGACCACTAGGCTGGAGGAGATTTTCCCCGCTGGGGAGAATCTCTTCTCATCGTATCATCAATACCTCGATGAATACGACATGCTTACCTTCCGCGAACCTGGAGACGAGATCCCCGTTAGGGTGATCACGGTTCCTAAAACGCTGAAAACACCTCGAATCATTGCAATTGAACCTACTGCTATGCAATACATGCAGCAGGGAATCTTGGAATTGTTCGAGAAGGCAATCCGTGCAGATGACATCGCGCGGAACCTTATTGACTACAGTAGCCAGATCCCTAATCAGGATCTGGCTCTGAAGGGCTCCCTTGATGGGACCCTTGCCACGCTCGATCTGAGCGAGGCTAGCGACCGTGTTTCCAATCAGCATGTACGACGCTTGTTGCGTAACCATCCTCATTTTGCAAGGGCGGTTGATGCAACTCGCAGTCGGAAGGCTGACGTGCCTGGTCACGGAGTTATCCGTTTGGCCAAGTTCGCGTCTATGGGTTCGGCACTTTGCTTTCCGATGGAGGCTGCTGTTTTCGCAACAGTTATCTTCGTCGGAATTGAGAAGTGTCTAGGACGCCGTATTTCGATTAGGGACATTAAGTCCCTTATCGGGCGGGTGCGCGTCTACGGTGACGATATTATCGTCCCCGTGGATTACGTATCAAGCGTTGTCGATACCCTTGAGCTATTCGGCTTCAAGGTAAATCGCAACAAGTCTTTCTGGACTGGTAAGTTCAGAGAGTCTTGTGGTAAGGAGTACTTTGACGGCCACGACGTTTCTGTCGTGCGAGTCCGCCAACTTATTCCTTCGCAACGCGCGCATACTGCGGAGATAATTTCTACGGTGTCTACCGCAAACCTGTTCTATAAGAAAGGTATGTGGCAGATTTCCGAGTATCTCTACGACTTGGTGGAGGGGTTAATCCCCCTCCCTCGAGTTGCAGAGACATCTCCTGCTTTAGGTCGCCATTCATTCCTTGGTTACGATACCGAGAAATGGGACCCCAACCTCCATCGCCCTCTTGTCAAGGGTATGGTCGTTAAGGCGAAGCTGCCCAAATCATATTTGGACGGCTATGGCGCTCTATTGAAGAGTTTCCTTAAACGCAGCGATTTGCCTTTCGCTGACAGGGATCATCTTCTGTATGCTGGACGGCCGGTTTCCGTCGACATAAAATACCGGTGGACCCCCTCATATTAATGAGGGGGTGTAAGTTAGGGTAACCTACTTACGCCAGGAGACTTCTTGTCTCTTCTGAGACAAAAGTCTCAGG